GCTATGGTCAATAATGAAGACATTATGAAAGAAATTGAACAATTCCAAGCAGATTTCAATGTGTCTCGCTTGAAAGGTTTGGAGGCTGAGTATCAAGAGTGGTCCGATCAAGCGCGCACACATAAGGGCAATATTGAGAAGACCAAGATCAGACTTAATGCTTGCGAGAACAAGATCAAGATGCTTGAGAACCACGAGTATGACCCTAATTGCCAATACTGTCGCAACAATGAATTTGTTAAAGAGGCGAATGAAGCACTGAACAGGATTGATAAAATCAAAGAAGAGATTCAGTCTCACACCGATCTGATGACTCAGGCCGAAACAAAAGCGACCGAGATAGGTATTGACACAGTACGCGACCACCTTGCTAAATATGATAAGCTTGAAGCACGCAGGGCAGACCTCTCTAACAAGATTGATCGAGACCACCTCACTGTTGAATCTAACTCGGCCAAGACCGAATTGGTTCAGAATGAGTTGAACTCTTTGAAGAAGAAGCAGCAAAAATACAATGAGAACAAGCATATCATTGAGAACCTTGAGACGCTCATGCGAGAGCAAAAAGGTGTTGAGACAAAGCTTGAGCAGTATCAAGAGAAAATAAACAATTGCAATGACAAAGTCCAAGAGTCTTTGATCCAGCAAGGTTCAACTCAACAGATGATTGAGAGACTCAAAGAAGAACAAGGCGAGCATGATAAGCTTGAGAAGGAGTGGATGATATACGAATTGTTCATGAAGTGTATGCATCCTAATGGTATAGCATACGAGATCATCAAAGAGAAGCTTCCGATTGTCAATGAGGAGATATCAAAGATTCTTGCCAATATCGTTGACTTTGAGGTCTTCTTTGAGAACAACGACAAGAAACTTGACATCTATATCAAGCACCCTCAATATGATCCTCGTCCGCTCTCAATGGGATCAGGAGCAGAGAAGACAATTGCCGCTATGGCAATAAGGCTTGGGCTCATCTCGATAACTAATTTACCCAAAAGCGAACTATTTATATTGGACGAACCTGCAACGGCACTCGATCAAGAACATATGGAAGGTTTTATCCGTCTTTTGGGCATGATCAAGTCGCAATTCAAAACGGTTCTGCTCATCTCTCACCTTGAAGCACTAAAGGATACTGTTGACACGACAATAGATATTGAGAGAGATGGTAGCTTCGCAAAGGTATTCATGAAGTGAAACTAACAATCCGAGACTTAAAAAGAATTATTATGGAAGAGTATAGGGAAGTTCTCACGGACGCGGAAGACACCTATAACCTCGGTGACGACTCAAGGTTCAGTTTTGATCCCGATGCGGATGCCGAACAGCCTGCACCATCTCGCCATGATCAATTCTCTGAGTTGAGGAGTTTGTTTCATGATTATTTTTATGAGAGCGAAGAAGATAGAATCGATCAGGATGCGCCCTCCTATTCTAAGCTGACCAGAGCTTTGTTGGTCAAAAACCTTACGTGTGCTTTAAACTTTACAGATATCAAATTCGAACAAGCTTGGGATAGATACAGTAAAGTCTTGAAAGGTATGCCAACGTCCGAGGCTCTGACAGGCATGACAATAAGCCAACCTAAAATTCGCAAAGCTCGTGAGGCTGCTGGTGTTAGCGGAGAAGAATATGATCAATTCTTTGCTTACATGTATGAATACGGCACATCGTTAGACGCAGATGCTCCATGTGGTGCTAGAGGTATTCTGTATGCCACAAGATTTATGAAAGCGGCCCGCCAAAAAGGCATGGGCCCGAAAGATTATGTTACTTTTAAGAAGTATTGGGACAGCTTACAAGATTTCCAAAAAGTAACATTTATAACTTCTGAATCTGAGCCCATGTCTGACGACACACCAGATAAATTACAGAAGTCTATAATTTGTCCAGATTACGAAGTGACAGATGACATAGAGAACGCACTGACAAATCTTAAGTATTTATATTCCAGAGACCCAGACATCACTCTTGATTGCGATAAACACTTTAGTGGGACCCCTTCTGGTAAATGGAGAAAAACAGGAGAATAACAATGGATGAAGAAACAAAAGAAAAATTATATCTTAATGCGCCCGGCAAGGGTGTTTTGGATGCCGTACAAGAAAAAGTAATCAGCAGAAAGCTTTTGGTATTCTTAACAGCTACTGGTCTCTTACTCTGGTCTACGCTAGATCCAGATACGTGGGGGCTAATCGCAGTTATCTATATTGGTGGCCAATCTGCCATTGACGCGGTTAAAACATATAAGCACGGAGGCTAGTTATGTGGCTTTTGTCTATTAAGAAGTGGGCAAAGAAAGTCAGCGTATGGTGTATCCAGCACTGGCGCTGGCTTGCTTTGTTGGCTGCATTTTTAGTCACTTATATTCTTGGGGGTCGTAAAAATCGATCACTATTAATTCAAGCAAAGTTGGCCAAAGACCAATACAAGTCTGAAGTCAATATTATTGAGACTGCTCACAAGAAAGAAGTTGAGGGTCGCAAAAAAGCACATAAGAAGCATAGTTCTGCTATAGAGAGTGTTACGAGGACTAGAGAGAAAAAGTCCGAGGCCTTAAACAAAAGAAAAACAAAATTAGCCAACAACTTAACAGATGAAGATGTCAAGGATTGGCTCGATAAGAAAAACTTTGAGGAAAAATGATTATTTTATTATTGTCCTTGGCGCTGGCCGAGAAACCAACTTATTCCTTTCTTAGCGAAGGGGAGCCGTCTCCATTCAAAGGAATCTTACTCAACGACGCAGCAATGAAAGAGCTAATCGTAGAAGATAAGCTTAAAGTTCAGTCATGTCAAATTGAAATTGATTATCATGTAGGTCGAGCAAAAGCTGAAGAAAAACTACAATATGACCTTTTAAAAGCTCAAACAACTGCTGAGATTGACAAGATGAATGACTTACTGCTAATTAGAGATAACAGGATCTCGGAATTGGAAAAGCAAATTAAGCCACAAAAGCCATTTTGGTGGATGCTCGGAGGATTCGTCTTTGGAACGTCAAGCGCTATAGCGACGTTCTATTCCGTTAAGGAGTGATATCTTGGCCACAATAACTGACAAACACCTAACAAGTGCTCTTGCCAAAATTGGCCACGAATTGAATGCCGAAGAAAAAGACGAGCTTTTACGAGAAGCAGTTAACTGGGGGATCGAACAGTGGCCGTCAGGTAAGCTACCCTATAGGCACATATTGATACCCCAACTCGCTGCTTGGGTTGCTAGTCAATTGAAACTGCCCTTCCAGCCATGGAATGAGATCAAAAACAGATACCCACAAATACAATTTACAAACAAGTTTCTAAAAGAGATATTACAAGAGGAATAAATGAGTAAAGACAAAGACCCCAACTACGTTGTTAAAGTTGAGAAGGCCATCGCTGATAAATATGGCGAAGAGACAATACAAAACCCCAAGTCCGGTTGGTCAGATGAAAAAGAAAAAGAATATCTGTCACAATTAAAAGATATATATTACAGCGAAAGCGATGACGGCTTTGTTGATGAGGAGCAAGTTAATGGCGTTTTTATCCCCAAAAAACTACTTAATAGAGAATCAAATCGCTCTTGCCCCGTTTGCAAGACTTATTCGTTTAAATCAAATGATGATGTCTATATGACAAAGTTTGATTGTTGCGAAAAATGTTACATTCAGTGGGTTGAAGGTCGCGAGGAGAGATGGTTAAAAGGATGGAGACCAAATAATGGCTAACTCAAATACACTAGAGATTATTCAAGGGCTTTCACAAGCCGCCGCTAATGCTTACGATGGAGTGCATGACGAGAGATTTTCTCTTGACGGCCAAGCTCGTAAAGCTGGCCTGCGTCGTGAAGAAGGTTGTCCGATTATGGATAGCCGTGTTATGGATGGTTTTTCTGTTAAGTTTTATGGCAATATATTGTGCATAAACTATCAATCTGATATTAGGTTGAAAGAAGTGCATGCCGGTGGATTTGAGGATAACATTAATCGCATGCTTAACGAGATTAAGAAATTTCTTCAAAAAGAATACAAAGCGATCACTGGCAACTCCGTTACGCTGACAAAAGACGGAGATTCAAATATTCTCGTTCAATCAACTTCTAATGTTCGCTCATTCGTTCAGGCGCAACAAAACTATAAAGTCTCTGGAATCAAGCAAGATCCCGATGCTAATGGCTCTGAGAATAGAACTGTGGACCAAGCAATAAGAGATTTTCTTGAGCTAAACTCCAACAAGAGGCCCAAGAACGATACAAGAAAAGGCTAAATGGCTTTCCAACTTTCAAAGAAAGACATCGTAAAGGAGATCATAAAGTCAGGCAAAGATCCCGCATATTTTATTAACAATTATTGCAGGATCGCGCACCCCATGAGGGGACTAATTGCTTTCAAGACTTATCCTTATCAGGATGACTTGTTAAAAGACTTTAATGATTTTCGTTTCAATGTGATTTTAAAAGCTCGACAATTGGGTATTTCAACAATTACTGCGGCTTATTGCGTATGGATGATGCTGTTTCATCGTGATAAGAATATTCTTGTTATCGCAACGAAGTATTCAACCGCTGCCAATCTTGTTAAAAAAGTAAAACACATAATGAAGAATCTGCCAGAGTGGATAATCGTCTCTGAGATTACAATTGATAACCGCACTTCATTTGAATTATCTAACGGCTCCACAATCAAGCCTGCCTCAACATCTGGAGACGCTGGACGTTCAGAGGCACTTTCTCTCTTGGTTATTGATGAGGCCGCCCATATTGATGGTTTGCAAGAACTGTGGACCGGTCTTTACCCCACTCTATCAACTGGTGGTCGTTGTATTGCCTTGTCAACACCTAACGGAGTTGGTAATTGGTTTCATAAAACATATATTGATGCCGAGATAGCAGAGAATGATTTTCATCCTGTTAATCTCCCATGGGATGTCCACCCTGAGAGAGATCAAAAATGGTTTGAAAAAGAAACCAAAAACATGTCTCGGAGACAGATTGCTCAAGAGTTAGAGTGTAATTTTAATACCTCTGGTGAGACTGTAATACATCCAGATGATTTGACATGGTTGAACGATCTTCATAAAGAACCAGTGTACCGCGTTGGCTACGACAGAAACTTTTGGATTTGGGAGAAATACGAGGAAGGTTCAGACTATTTAATGGTAGCCGATGTTGCCCGTGGAGACGGTGCTGACAACTCGGTATTTCATATTATAAAATTAAACACAATGGAGATTGTTGCCGAATACCAAGGCAAGCCAAGTCTTGATATGTATTCGCAAATGCTACATTCAGCAG